ATGGCTAACCTCCTGACCGCAGCCCTCGGCCTGGCCGCCGCCGGATGGGCCGTGTTCCCGTGCAAGGACAAGCGGCCCCTGACCGCCCACGGGCTCAAGGATGCTTCCGCCGACCCTGAGCAGATCAATGCGTGGTGGGCCGAGAATCCCGGCGCTCAAATCGGGCTTCCCACCGGCAAGAACGTCAACGCCTTCGTGCTGGACGTGGACCTGCCGGACGGCCCCGCCTCCCTGGCCGCTCTGGAGGCTGAGCACGGGCCATTGCCCAGGACGTGGACAGCCCGGACCGGCTCCGGCGGGGAGCATCGCTATTTCCGTCTCCAGGAAGGCCAGGAGATCAGGAACAGCGCAAGCAAGCTGGCCACCGGCCTGGACGTGCGCGGGGAGGGTGGCTACGTCATCGCGCCGCCCACTCCGGGCTATTCCTGGACCTCGCAGGGAGCACCCCTTGCAGACGCGCCGGAATGGCTCCTGTCGCTCATTTTGACCCCGGCGAAGTCCCCCGCGCCAGCCTCGCCCAAAAATGCGGCCACGGGCTCAGGGACAACGAAGTACGGGGCAACGGCTCTTGAGTCCGAGTGCGGCAAGGTGGCGCTGGCCTCCCAGGGCTCCCGCAATCACACCTTGAACGCCGCGGCCTTCTGCATTGGCCAGCTCGTGGCTGGGGGCGAAATCGACCGCTCCGAAGCCGAGGCCGCCCTTCTCCATGCCGCACTCCGGGCTGGGCTTTCCGAAGCCGAGGCAGGCAAGACCCTGGCCTCCGGCATGGCCGCCGGTGAGCAGGAGCCGAGGGAGCCTGAGCGCGTCAGCACCGTCAGCAAACCGGCTTTTTCGTCAGCACCGTCAGCAGCGTCAGCACCGTCAGCAGGCATCACCTCGCGTCAGCAATTCGTCAGCAGCGCGTCAGCAGTTTCGTCAGCAGACATCAGCGCCATGGTGGATCAGTTCATCGAGCAAAGCTCCGGGATATTTACCGCTTCCGAGCTTTGCCAGTGGTGCGGGCTGACCACCAGGGAGCAGCGAAACGCCGTCAGCGCTAAACTCTTAAGAGAAAGACACAAGAATAAGATAGAGCGCGTGGGCGCGCGCTCCGGGAATTGGAGAAGAGTGGAAAGCGAATGCCTGCCCATCGATTGGCAGGCGGCCGAGGAAGATCCTGTGGACCTGAGCCTGCCCTTCGGTCTGAGCCGCTTGGTGGAGATGATGCCCGGAAACATCGCCGTGGTGGCCGGGGAGCCCAACGCGGGCAAGACCGCCTTTCTCTTGAACGTTGTCCGGGAGAACATGCACAAGGCCGAGGTCCATTACTTCAACTCCGAGATGGGGAGCGGGGAACTCCGCAAGCGTCTGGCCATGTTCGACATGCCCCTTGACGCCTGGACCTTCCACGCCTGGGAGCGCACCGACAATTTTCAGGATGCCATCCGCCCAGGCCCGGGCAAGCTGAACATCATCGACTTCCTGGAAGTCTCCGAAGACTTCTACCGCGTGGGCGGGATGCTCAAGGCAATCCATGACAAGCTCAATGGAGCCCTAGCCATCGTCGCCTTGCAAAAGAACAAGGGCGCTGACTTAGGCATGGGCGGCGGGCGCAGCCTTGAAAAGCCCCGCCTTTACCTTGCCCTTGAACCTGGATTGTGCCGGATCGTGAAGGCCAAGAACTGGAAGACCGCGACCAATCCGAACGGGCTCCAGCTCAAGTTCAAGACCGTGAACGCGTGCAGGCTCTTGCCGCAAGGCGATTGGTTCCGGAACATCGAAGACGCCAAGGGCCGCCGGGCCGCATAGGAGAAACAGCATGGACAATCTGACGAAGCGCGAGATCGAACGCCGGCTGAAAGACAAGGGCCTTTCCAACCGCGAAAGCAAGATCATGGTCTCTGTGCTCAGCGACACGTTGCGCGACATGCAGGAGACAGGGACAGTGCCCTTCCCCTTTGGCGTGCCCATGAAGGATTTGCTGGGCCGCTTCCGATTCATCGCCGGGAAGGATCATGGCTGAGTGGCCCTATTCGACCCAGCGCTGGCAACGCCTGCGCCTGTCCAAGCTCAGGGCAACCCCCCTGTGCGAGTACTGCACGCCGGGCAGGGAACAGCCAGCGTCTCAGGTGGACCACAAGACGCCCGTGAAGGAAGGCGGAGATCCCTGGTCTTGGGATAACCTAGCTTCGTGCTGCGCCTCCTGCCACTCCCGCAAGACTGCCTCGGAAGATGGAGCCTTCGGCAATGCCAAGCGCAAGGGGCGGCCGCTCAAGGGATGCGATGCCCAGGGGCGGCCAATGGACCGACGGCACTGGTGGAATCATTGAAAAATCTCTGGGAGCTGACCGCCAAAGACCGAGCGGGCAGTCACGAACAGAGTTAGTTTCAAAAGGAAACCATTGTGGGACAGCGTGGACCGGGCGCGAAGCCCGTCAAGAAGGCCGCTGAGGGCCAGAAGGAAAAGCGTAAGCGCCTGCCCTGGGAGAAGCGCGGTTTGTCTCGCGCCGGGCGCGTCATCGCCTTCCTGGAGTCCCTTCCCATCACCGCGGGGATGCACGCCGGGAAAAAGCTGCGGCTTCGCCCCTGGCAACGGGAGATCGTGGAAGCCATCTATCGCACGGGCCAGGATGGGCGGCGCATCGTGCGGACGGCTCTTGTGACGTGCCCCAGGAAGCAGGGCAAAACGGCCTTGGCCGCTGGCCTGGCACTGTGCCACCTAGTTGGGCCGGAAGCAGAGCCCCGCGGCCAGGTCTTCAGCGCCGCTTCTGACCGGGATCAGGCGGCAATCATTTTCCGAGAGCTGGCGGCGATTATCCGGGGGGTTCCCGAGTTCTCCGAGCGCGTCATCATCCGCGACTTCAACAAACAGCTCGAAGACTCCGTGACAGGGAGCACCTATCAGGCCATGTCCAGCGATGCCCGCAAGGCCCACGGCCTGAGCCCGTCCTTCGTGGTCTATGACGAGCTGGCACAGGCCCCGGATCGGCGCTTGTGGGACAACCTGAGCACGGGCACGGGAGCCCGGGCCGAGCCCCTTATGGTGGTCATTTCAACGCAGAGCTCCGACCCGAACCATGTCCTGTCAGAGCTGACGGAGTACGGCCGCAAGGTGCGGTCCGGGATCATCGAAGACCCGAGCTTTCACGCCACGATCTACGAAGCCCCGGCCGATGCCGACCCCTGGAATGAAGCCGTGTGGCACGCCTGCAATCCAGCCCTGGGAGACTTCCGAAGCCTGGAGGAAATGCGGCAATTCGCGGCCCAGGCCCGGCGCATCCCGGCAAAGGAAGCGGCCTTCCGCAACCTGTATCTAAACCAGGCCGTTGACTCGGAACAGCGGTTCATTTCCAGCGTGGATTGGGACGCCTGCGGGGCTCCAGTTGACGCCGCGGCGCTTCGTGGGCGGCCGTGCTGGGCCGGTCTGGACCTCTCCAGCACCCGGGATTTGACGGCCCTGGTGCTCTATTTCGCAGAAGACGGGGGCGCGGTCCTGCCGTTCTTTTGGGTGCCAGGGGACAATATCCAGGAGCGCGAGGACAAGGACCGGGTGCCCTATGGCCTGTGGGCGCGGCAGGGGTCTATTTCCGCGCTCCCTGGACGGGCCATCGACAAGCTTGCCGTGGCCCTGCGCCTCGGGGAGCTGGCCGGGATCTTCGATATCCAGGGCATCGCCTATGACCGCTGGCGCATCGAAGACCTGAAAAAAATCCTTGCTGACGAAGGGTTAGAGTTGCCCATGAAGCCCTGGGGCCAGGGGTTCAAAGACATGGGGCCTGCCGTGGATGCGCTGGAGACGGCGATCCTTGACGCCAAGCTCCGGCATGGCGGGCATCCTGTCCTGACCTGGAACTGCGCGAATTGCGTTGTCCAGGTGGACCCGGCCGGGGCGCGGAAGCTGGACAAGGGCAAGAGCCTGGACCGCATTGACGGCATGGTGGCCCTGTGCATGGCCATCGGCCTTCACGCCCGGGAGCCGAAGCCGGTGGAGATAGACTTTAACAGGCCGATATTCTTGACTGCCTGAAAAAAGTAATTCTCAATATGAAATCCTATTGACGTAATACGTCAAAGGGTATTACATTAAGAAAAACGAATTGGAGGATCATAAAATGGTCAAGAAAATCGTGACATTCAGGATCGAACCCAGTGTTGCCAATCGGCTCCGCGCTCTGGCTCAGAAGTATGAACGCCCTATCGGTGACATCCTGGAAGGCGTTTTGGATTTCCTGGAATCGCCAAAGTATGTGACCGATGAACAGTTCAAGACTCGCTTCGCCGGTCTCCTGGATATGTCCATCGTGAACGCAGGAGATGATGGTGTGGTTATTCCTGCCAACGTCCCCGATCCGATGGTTTTGGACTTCATCCGCGCCAAGCATAGAGAAGCGCGAGAAGAGAAAAAGCGTGAGCTTGAGGAAGAACTTCGCAAGCTCACGCTCGAAGACGAATAGTCGCCTTCCCCTGGCCCTTGATCTGCGGGCGGCGCGGCGCGTCCAAGAATCGCAAGGGAGCCTCGGAAAGCGCCAGGGTTGCTTCTGCTGAATGCACGGAAAGGCTCCCAACGCCGCGAAAACGAAACCGGCCGCCAACACGGCGGACGCGATAGGAGAATGAGAATGAGAATGAAAGACCTTCTGGAACAGCGCGGCCGGATCGTGGCCGAGATGCGGAAGCTGGCCGACACACCCGGCGGCGAGGGCGGCGACCTGAGCGCCGAACAGGCCCAGCGGTTCGACACCCTCAAGGCTGACCTGGCCGGGGTGGAAAAGCGCATCGAGCGCCAGACCCTTCTGGACGAAGCCGACCGCCGTGCCCAGGGCCAGCAGATCACAGGCACGGGCGACACCAACCTGGACGCCGAGCTGCGGAACTTCTCCCTGGTTCGGGCCATCGCTGCCCAGGTGCCTGACCTGAACGTGGACAGCGGCCGAGAGCGGGAGCTTTCCCAGGAGCTGGCCCGCCGGATGGGGGTCAAACCCCAGGGTGTGTTGGTTCCGATGCAGTGCTTCGAGAAGCGCGTCATCACCACGGGGGCCCCGGTGGCTGGCCCCGGCTCCAACATCATCGCCACGGACCACCTGGGCAATCTGTACATCGACCGCCTGCGGGCCGCCCTCAAGGTGAACAGCCTGGGTGCCATCGTCCTGAATGGCCTGGTGGGCAATGTGGACATTCCCAAGCTCAAGGCTTCCGCGACCGCGGCCTGGGTGGCCGAGAACAGCGGCCTGTCTCCCTCGGACGTGGGCTTCACCAAGGTGAGCATGACCCCGAAGCACGCCGGGGCCCTTACCGAGTTCAGCCGGAACATGCTGCTTCAGACCTCCCCGGGCATTGAAGAGCTGGTCCGTGACGACTTCGCCAAGATTCTGGCCGAGGCCGTGGACGCTGCGGCCATCAAGGGCGGCGGCTCCAATGAGCCGGACGGCATCCTGGAAGTGGCCGCCACCGCGGACCACAACATGGCGACCCCCACCTGGGCCAACCTCCTGGAGCTGATCGGCCTGGTGGAAGACGCCAACGTGGAAGGGAACGCCTTCCTGGGGCATCCGGCCGTGTTCCGCGCCCTGCGCCGTATCGCCAAGGACGCCGACGCCCCCGAGCTGGGCTACATCATGTCCGAGCTGAACACGCTGGCCGGGTACAACGTGGCCCGGACCACTCTGGGGCCGACCGCAGCCAGCCCCGAATCCGGCACCCTGATCTTCGGGGCCTGGGGCGACCTGATCCTGGGTTACTGGAGCGCCTTCGAGATCCTGGTGAACCCCTACGAGTCCACCGCCTACTCGAAGGGCAACGTCCAGGTCCGCGGAATGCTGACCTGTGACGTTGCCGTGCGCCATGAAGAGAGCTTCGCGGCTTCGGTGAACGTGGGCCTGGCCGCGTAGAGCAACGCAAGCGAAATCTGGCCGAGATGGTCAGATCGTCCAGGCGTGGCGGCCTGGGCCTGAAGAGCAGCCAAGCGGGAAACGTGAAATGCAGGACATGGAACGGCGCTATGTGACGGAAATCCGAGCCGCCGGGCGCAAGCTGGAAGGCTACGCCGCGACCTTCGGAACCGAGGCCCGCATTGCCGACTTCTCCGAGATCATCATGCCCGGGGCCTTCGCTTCCAGCCTGACCGGCAGGGACGTGCTGGCCCTGGTGGACCATGACCCTTCCAAGCTCCTGGCCCGCACCCGGAGCCGGTCCCTCCGGCTTGCCGAGGATTCCAAGGGCCTATCCTTCGAGATCGACCTTCCCGACACCTCCCTGGGCCGTGACGTGCTGGCCCTTGCCGAGCGCGGTGACCTGGGGGGCATGAGCTTCGGCTTCACCGTGGCGAAGGACGGGGAGCGCTGGCAGGGCCGCCGCCGGGAATTGCGGTCCGTGGTCCTGCATGAAGTGTCCGTGGTCTCGGCCTGGCCCGCCTACTCCGGCACCGTTGTCGCGGCCCGGGCCAAGGTTCCGGCCCGCCTGTCCAACGCACTGCGCTACCTGGAGACTGTTCGATGAACATCCTGAAGCGAATCCTCGGCCAGAAGGAAGAGCGGGCCGCCTGCCCCTCCTGGGACGCCCTGAGCGGCATGAACACCGGCACGGGCCGCGTGGTCAACAGCCGCATTGCCGAGAACCTGAGCACGGTTCTGGCGTGCGTCCAGGCCATCAGCACGTCCATTTCCAGCCTCCCGGCCTACATCTACCGCCGCGACGGGAAAAACCGCATCGAAGCCCCGGAGCCCCCGCTTGCCGGGCTGATCCAGAACGGGCCGAATGAGCGGCAGACCTGGCCGGATTTCATCGAGTTCGTCATAGCTTCGGCGCTCCTGCGCGGCAATGCCCTGGCCGAGATCGTTACGGACCGGGCGGGACGCCTGAAGGCCCTGAAGCCGATCCCCTGGGAGTGGGTCAGCGTCCAGATGCTCCCCACCGGGAGGCTTGTCTATGACGTGACGGAGATCACCAGCATTTACGGCGGCAACGGCCGGATGCGCCGCCTTTTGGAAGGCGAAGTCCTGCATCTGCGGGACCGCACTGACGACACTCTCCTGGGCAAGTCCAGGCTGCAGCGCGCTGCTTCCGTGGTGAGCGCCGGGCTCAGCGTCCAGGAGTTCGCGGAAAGCATGTATCGCAACGGGGCGACTCCCAGCGGTTCGCTGGAGACGGACGCCAAGCTGGCCGATGAAGCCTACAAGCGTCTTCACAAGCAATTCCAGGACGCCTACACCGGCCCTCAGAACGCCCGCAAGGTCATGCTTCTGGATCAGGGCCTTCACTGGAAGCAGATTTCCGTCTCTCCCGAGGATGCTGAGCTTCTGGCCAGCCGCCGGTTCACGGCCGAGGAACTGGCCCGCATCTTCCAGGTCCCGCCCCCAATGGTGGGCATTTGGGACCACAGCACCTTCACCAACAGCGAGACCGCGGGAAAGTGGTTCGCCACGTTCACGATTGGCCCCTGGTGCCGCAAGCTCGAAGCCGAGTTTTCGCGGGCCGTCTTCTCCGAAATGGACCGGGCCGCCTATCAGGTTGAGTTCGACCTGAGCGGCTTCCTGCGCGGGGATCATGGGGCTAGGTGGCAGGGGCATGAAATCGCGGTCAAGAACGGCATCCTGAGCCCCAACGAAGTGCGCGAGGCTGAAGGATGGAACCCCAGGCCCGGCGGAGATGAGTTCGCCAGCCAGAAAGGAGTCGAGCCGGCCGCATAGTGTGACCGGAGAGACCAATAGAGCGGGGCAGGGGGCTTTGCTTCGCAGGCGCGTCCCCCCACCCCTGACCAACGAAAACGCGGAGGTTTTCGCAATGGCTGACTCCAAGTATCCCACCCCCGACCATGCCCGCAAGGGCGAAGCCGCCAACACTGACGGAACCAGAACGGTTTCCAACGTGGCGCTGAACAAGGCCAACGAAGCCACGATGGAAGTCATGGACAAGCTCAATTTCCTTCGGTTTGCCCTTGAGGGCTTTCAAGATGAGTCCTCAATGGAAGAGCCCGCCATGCGGGGACTGTCCTACATCCTGGGTGATTGCAGATCCCGCTTGAAGGACGTGCTGGATATCTTCTAGGCGGCACCTGGCCCCCTGGCTTCGGCTGGGGGGCCGCCCTGGAAACGAACCAGATGAACGCACGCGAACGCCTCCAGAACGACTTGGGCGAGCCCATGACGGCCCAGGAAGTGGCGCTTGTCCTGGGGGTGGACGTGCGGACCGTGAAGAAATATTCTGACTCACTTGGCGGCGTGCGGGTTGCCCCGGGACGCCTTCGGTTCTTTGAAAACCGAATAAGGAGAGTCATCGATGCCAACGCAGACCTTGCGTCGAGGCAAGACCCGGTGGCGTGCTGTCGTGAAGACAGGGGGCAAGATCGTCGCCAGCAAGTGGTTCGGGAGCGGGCCGAAGGAGTACAAGGCCGCGCTCCTGTGGGAAGAAAGCTGGAAGCGAGAAGAGCTGAAGGGCGAGACCTTGCTGAAAGAGCCCGAGCCATTGGCCTGGGCAGTGTCCTACCTGGAAGACGCCAAGCGGAGATGCGCGGGGCGGACATTCTGGGAGAAGAGAACGGCAATGGCAAAGCTGCTTGAGCATATCGGGGAAGGGCGCACCCTGGCCGAGATCACGCCGCGGGTTGCCCTGGGTTTCCTCCAGGGCCAGGCGGACACGCGGTCCGGCCATGCCGCGAATCGGGACCGCAAGAACCTGGCCGCCGCATGGAAGTGGGGCCGCAAGTTCATGGACGGATTCCCGGCCGTGGACAACCCCTTCCTTGCCGTGGACAAGTTCCCCGAAGAGCGGAGTCCGCGCTATGTCCCGCCCGAGGAAGACTTCTGGCGAGTGCTGGAAGTGGCCCAAGGCCAGGACCGCGTGATGCTGACGGCCTACTTGTACACGGCCGCCCGCCGGGAAGAGCTATTCCGGCTCAAGTGGGCGGACGTGGACTTCAAGAACAACACGCTGCGCCTGTTCACGAAGAAAACCCGCGGGTCATCTTGGCGGGCCGACTGCCTGCCCATCCTGCCGGAGCTGCGCCAGGCGCTTGTCTGGTGGTGGGACGCGAGGCCCTACAAGACTGCCGAGCACGTCTTCACCTGCCTTGAAGACACCCCGAGCAAGAACCATGTCCCGGGTGGCCCGTTCAAGTCCCGCCAGCACCTCATGCCCAGGCTTTGCAAGCGGGCAGGGGTGAAGCCCTTCGGCTTCCATGCGGTCCGGCATTTGCGGGCCGTCATGCTCTACAAGGGCGGGGCGCTTGTCCATGAAATCCAGCTCTGGCTCAGGCACGAAAGCGCGTCCACCACGGAACGCTATCTGAAGAGCCTGGGCCTGGACCTGAACCGGCTTCGTGAAGCCGCAACGCGCAACGCAGGCCCGGCGAAGGTAATCGCCTTCGCCCAAAACGGCCGAACCCCCGGAGGTATCAGCTCCGAGGGTTCGGGATATCCGCCGGTATATCCACCGGCTAACAGAATGGCTACGGAGATGTAA